TCAATTCCTTTTTTTGAGGTGCGGGGCAGCCCCATCGAGGTGCGGGGATTTGGTGTTCTCCATTTTTTCCCAAGCTTGCCGCGCCAAACGCTTCCGATCTGCGGTTTTCGTGTAATGGCTGGCCATCGTGCCGCCAGACCAGCCGAACACCGATTCAAGCTCAGCAACGCTCAGGCCAGCCTCGGCGGCCCTGGTCGCAGCGAGTTTGCGCAATCCGTGCGCAGACTTCGCGATCCCAGCGGCGTTGCAGGCCTTACGGAACATGTTGCCGAATGACTCCTTCGTGAGCGGCTGACCGCGTTCGCCACAAATCCAGGCAAGATCACCGATCGGGCCGGTATCGAGAGACCGAGCGAGTTCGGGGCGAATCGTAATGTTCACCTCGGTCTCATTTTTCTCGGTCTTGATGGTCGCAATGCCGTCGCGGGTGTGCTGGCGGCCGATCAACACTGCATCGCCGCGCCTCAATCCGGTGTAAAGCAAGACGTGAAGCCAAACACGTTCCCGAGACCCCTCTGGCCAACGGGCTTCGAACGCGGCAACATCCTCATTGGTCCAGGCGGGGAAGCCGTCGCTTTTCCGGCGCTTCGGGTTCTTGATGCCTGCGGTCGGGTCTGTCTTTACCAACTCGCACGCTTCGGCCCATCGGAACAAACCACGCATTGCATCAAGGAAGTTGCGCGCCTGGGCAGGCGTTTCCGTGCGGCGCTCGCGGCCGTCGACGATGTGCTTCCGGGTGATCGACCGGTAGGGCGCCGCTCCGGCACTGTCGAGAACATGCAGGAAGATGTTATCGCGTTGCCGGCGGGTGGCGGGGGAGAGTGAGAGATAGTCGCTCGACCGGCGGTATTGGCGGACAAGCCAATGCAGGGAGTTGACGCCAACGCGTGTTGCCTTCTTGGGCGCCTGACTTTCGGACAGCGCGTTGGCGTATGCGATTTTGAACTCGGAACTATTGGGGTCGTCTGGCAGGCGAGTCCGCGACCCTTTGCCGATCCGGAAGTAGAATGCGATGCGCCCATGCCGAGTGCGTTCCGGATAGACGTACAAGGGCAGGGAACGTTTCACAGCCTAACCTCGGTTTCCTGATCGTCACAGCGGTGCGTGTCATCGTCCGCACCGGCGATAATCAGCCTGACGCCGTCTGCCGAAGCAATAACCTCCCGCACCTGGAGTCCGGCCGACACGGCGCCTTTGATGGCACGTGCAATATCGGCCTGGGTGTAGGGGGCGGGGCGGTTGGCCATCAGTCGCCGGCCTTCCTATTGGCCGTCAATGCGTCCGGATGGCGGTGAACATAAAGAGCAATCGCCATCCTGAACACGATCGAACTGATAGGAATGATCATGGCGGGCTCGCCAGTAAACCGCATCACTTCTTCGTCGTCTTCGAATTCGTGCGTGATCGTGTTTCCGGCGCGATCCAGAATCCGGAAAACCGCAGTATCATACCGGGGGCCGGAAAGAATGTGCTTCTGCGTCCACTTACACCATTCAAGAATTTTGGGACAATGTCCGCTTTCAAGTCCGTCGATAGAAAAACGGTGCTGAGAGAATGCGTGCTGCAGCAAGTTATATACCAGCTGTGCAGGCGAGAACTCGATTCGATTGCGGATCCCGCCCGTCTGTGTGTGGAGTGCCATCGCGTGCCCCCTGCCAACGCGGGTTTTCAAGGTGCTTGCCTTGATTCCAATCAGCTGTTCCACATCACCAATACCCGCGACAGGCCTAAGCCAGTGCTCGTTGAGCCAGGTAATAGCCTTTTCGGTCAGATCGTCTTTGGCCATGCGGAATCTCTCCAATAAGTAACTGTGAAACTTATATAGGAGTCCACGAATTGTTGTCAAATTCTGCATTGCTCCCGAGAACGGTAGCGGGGTAGGTATCCGATTTTTCAAAGAATACGCCGGGGCGATCGGCCCCGGCCAAACGGCACGGGTCCGTATTAGGTGCGAACCCTTTTCGTCTGTTTGCAGGGCATCACTCTACTGGACGGCGCGCGCCGGCGAGAACTTGGCTCCGGAGTTCCATTACAGAGTCCAGTTCTCGGCGTGCACTCCATGCAATCCGCTGGATCACAGGGCCCTCATCATCGCTCATGGTTTCTGCAATGAATGCTATTCCTGCCAAGAAGTCGCGAACCGCAGTCAGTGGTTCCTCCATGTCGGCCACTTGACGGAAGGGTTCTTGATCGTACGGGCTCTTGTTCATTGGTGGTTCTCCGTTGTTGTAAGGTTATATTAATGATATAATGTTGTGCATCAACCAAAGTCAACATCAATAGTATAAGGTTTTATAATCAATGTCTCTCAACGCTGCTCAATGCCGCGCTGCCAGGGCACTTGTCAGCTGGTCGCAAGACAAGCTAGCCACGGAATCGAAGGTGGCGAAAGCGACGATTGCCAATTTCGAAGCGAACCGCCGCACGCCATATGACCGGACAATAGCGGACCTTCGTGAGGCACTGGAGCGGGCCGGCGTGATCTTTGTGGAGGAGAATGGCGAAGGGCCAGGCGTCCGGCTAAAAAAGATAAGTGATGGTTGATAATCTGAAGGGCCGGGACCATCGGTCCCGGCCGAACGTTAAGGGTGTCCATTCTGTGGACCCCCTTTTTCGTCTGTTTGCAGGGCATCGCCCCACTGGATGCCGCGCAATGGAAGGACTCATTGGAGATAACATTGCCGCATCCTGTCGCGGTTTTTCGGGCACTCACGACTGACCCCAGTCTTTCGCGCCGGGCAACACCCTGAAGTGCGGCGCGGGGCGACCAACCCCTATTTCTCCCAATCGACCAATTTCAGAGCAGTGCCGGGATCAACGCCCGCCTCTTTCGCTGCCGCCAAGGCGCCGACGATTGCCGTCAATGCACGAGCCCGGCCGCCCGCATCATAGGCTTGCAGCGGCCGCATGGTGTCGATCGAGACCGTTGTTGCAAACTTCGCGCTCGCCTCTTCAGCCAAGAGCTCGGCAATAGGTTGAAGTTGCCACTGCGCAAGGTGCCGTTGGGCTTCGCGGACAAGCGGCCCCGTCGTTGCCGGGTTGACCAACCCCGGCAACACGCCGAACGCGGCTGAAATCGAATCTCGCGCCGCAGCCAAGGTTTCCTTCGTCATCGCCCGTTGCAGGTCTGGCGTGATATCTCGCGGCTTCCAGTCCGAACCCGGAGCCGGTCCACCGGCCGCACTGACATTGACCGATTCCAGCGCTACGACCATGCCGCGCAGATTGCGGAACCCGCGCCCGATCTTTTCCAAATCGGTTTTGGGGTTTTCGGGAAGGGGCACGACCAATGAGCCGAGCGGCGCGTTTTCGAACGTTTCGGCAAGTGCTGTTTCAACAGCGTTCAACATACCGGCCGTGAGGCTGGCTCGCTTCAAGGGCGCCGTGCCGTAATAGGGCGCGGCCGGGTCACAACCGATGCGCAGGTGGAGGACTTCACCGGCAAGCGCGGTCTGTGTTCGTCCGCCGCCGGCTTCGGAGATTGACAGCCGATACGCGGTCGGCTTTCCGTTGTGCGTACGCAGATCCCAGTCGGAGCACGGGACAAGGCCCGTCTCGCTGATCAGAAACACTGATTCCCCACGAAGCGCGACGGATCGCGCGGCCAATGCGAGCGTGCGCCTGTCGAGAAGGTCCGTGCCCTCGACATCGGCCATGGACAATCCGCCTTCCCAAAGACCGATGCAGGCTTGCGCCGTTGCCGTCAATTCGGCGATGCCCCGCCGGCCGGATATGTAACTTTCCCGCGCGGCCATGACTTCAGCGGTGAAGCCGGACGCAGCCGATCGTGTTTCGGGCTTGTCGCGTTTGAAGAATCGATCAAACCAAGACATCACAATGACCTCCGATACGGTCGCAGAAGATCGCCGGCGCCGCTGTTCTGCATCGCCATGGCCATCCACGAGGCCGAGCGCCGATGCGAGAGCGTGATCGGTCCGACGTTTGTTTGCTCGGACGTTGCGCCGGCCGTGCCAACGTCGGCGGCCATGTACTCGGCAAGGCGCCGGAACGCCTCATCAACGGCCGCTGGCACCGTCGGTGCCGGCGAACCACTGCCCACGGTCCCGGTGAAGCGATACGGCCCCGTGGCGGGCAGGAAATAGCCGCCAAGGGGTGACGCTGCGATCGTTGCCGTTTCCCATTCGTCTGCGCTTGACCAGACCTCGACAGTGGCGATTGTCGCGGGTACGAGCGGCGGCACCCATTCGCCCGGCCCTTCGGCGATCCACGTCACGCTGCGTTCGGTCCAGCGGTGGGTTAGGTAGGCTTCGATCCGTTGCCAGATCATATCGGCGTCCAGCGCCTGGGCGGCCGTGCTCAAGCCGCTCGGCGCATCCGGGTAGCTGTTCGGTGCGGCTTCCGTCTGTTGGATTGTGATGGCAGCCATCATGCCCTCCATCGGTTCAGCATGCGACGGAGGCCGGCGTCGGGCGCTTCACCATGCGCTCGGCTCGCGACGGACCAATCGCGCATTTCAACCTGCGTCTCGGGATAGGCGGGCCGGGTCACAAGCGACAGCTCGTAAAGCAGCGCGGCTGAGATGGTGCGAATGATTGCCCCGTGCATTCCCCGCGCCGGGTCGACCGGCTCTTCCTCGATCGTTTCGGCGTTCTTCACAGCCCGCTCAGGCGGGATGCGAAAGCCCGGTGAAATGCCGACGACAAGGCCGGCGGCGATACCAGCGAGAACGTCGCGCACCCACGAGACCTCACGCAATTCCGGTGTTATGGTCGCTTCGAAGGTCAGAGCGTCGTCGCCATCCGTCAGTGTGAGCGTTTTCGCTCCACGGCTTGCGAGGGGCTGACCGAAGTCATGCCCGACAAGAAGATGGATTTCTTCCTTCTGGTCTTCGACACGATAGGAAAAGGCCCGCGATGCGAAGCCTTCCTTGCGCGGGCGCCCGGTCCTGCCGCCATCCGACAGAACCGCGCGCTTGTTGTAGGGGAACGAGCCACGCAGGCGCGTCGATCCGTCCGACGCACGGCGTAGTTCGAGCCCGCCTGAGTGACCGCCCCACAGCATTATTGGATACCCGTCAGCACTTCGAGCTGGGCTGCACGCGAGAACGTCACGTCCATTGTCGCAAGTGCAGTCAGGCGAAGCCCACCGGACGCCGCGTCGGAATACGGATCGCGGATCACGTCCAAAGCGCCCCACGTCCCCACGAAGATCGGCGGAACACCGTTCACGGTCGTCGTAAGCAGCGCCTTGCTGGCAGATGGTGAACCAGTCGGGGCTGCGAGAGCGTTGGACGACATGACAACGTTCTTCGCCGGGATGTTGCGCACGAGGCGATCCCATTCCGACACGGCCGTATTCGTGATCAGCGTGCCGTCCATCGCCGACCAAACTTCGGGTCGGATGAGAAGCTTGACCGCCTCGGGTGAGCCCGCCGCGTTCGCCGTCATGAACCGCGTCACAGCCGCCCGAAATGCCGACCATGAAGCCGCCGCGCTGACTGCCGTAACCGTGATCGTTGCCGGAGACGCGCCTTCCGCATAAGTGATGATACCCGTGGGCTCACCGCTGGAACCGCTGCCGAGAAACACCGCCGCGTCCATGGCTTCGCCGACGCAGCCGTTCATGTCCCGGCGCACAGCCTGCTCCAGCGCTGCCCCCGATTGCCCCAGCGCTGCCCCCGATTGCTTCAGCGCCTTCCGAGTGATCTTCATGGTGATGCCGAGCGTATGGTCAGGCGCAAGCGGTCGGTCGGTGGTGGCGTAGACGGTCGGGCCGCCGACTGTCCCGGTTTCGCTCGTTTGCCAGCCCGCCGAAACGCTGGACGTGGTAACGGGATATTCCACGTCGCCAGCATCAATGTTTATCATGCTGGCACCCATTCGGGCCGCCGCCGTTTCGGCAAAGATGCGATCAATGATCGGCATGGTACGGATCGGATCAGGAGTGCCGCTCGCCACCGTTTCGCCGCTGCGCATTTCCAGCGCCTGCCACGGCACCGGAAGACCGCGATAGCCTCCATGTGCTCGCAGTTCGGAAACGATTTCCGCCGTAGGGCCATCCAGCGTGCGCCCCTCGTCGAAATGCAGGGCCACTTGCCGCATCTCGAATTTGCCGATCAGCTCCGCATATTCGCGGTCGGATCGGGTTTCCAGATCGGCGCCGGCTTCCCGCCGTTCGGTGTCTTCTGAAATCAGCGCCGCACGGTAGCGGGTTTCGTTTGACCGGTACTCCGCATCCAGGTTTTCCATGGACCGGGTTTCATCTTCGGTCGGCTTTTCCTTGCCGACCAAGGCCGCCAACTCTTGTCGGATCTCCGACTGACGACGTGAAATCTTGACAGATTCCAGCATAGTTCTCTCCATCGATGGGACTGCCGCGTCATCACGACGTGGCCTGTTGCAAGATATACTAATTGGCCTCTGGATGTGCCAAAGACAATACTAACTCCCTCCACTTGGCGCGTGCCGAATTTTGCGGGTCATGTCCGCATTCGATTCTTGTTTTTCTTGTGTGACAACTTGGACACAAACTTTGAAGGTTTGAAAGATCGAATGCCAATTCCGGGTGCGTGCGCACGGGCTTGATGTGATCTACCTCAAGCCGGCCGCGTGCCGCGCATTGAACACAGCGGAAGCCATCGCGGCGCAGAACCTCGAACCTGAGACCGCGCCAACGACGGGATCGAATGACTTTCGCGCTGTGGCGCTTATAGGACCTCACAGCCATATCAACCTCACCGGTTTCGGTTCCGGACGCATCATCGAACGATAACCGGCCGCCGTGGCAATCACAGTTGCACTTACAGCGTCGATACGACCTCGGCTCTTTACCTTGTCCAGCTTCGGATTGAAGGATGGATCACGCTTGCAGACCGCATCGGAAAATGCCGAGCGTAGCAGCAGCGAAATAGGTGCCGAAATCTTCGCATCGTGCGCTAGGCGCCGGAATTGCTCGACATCAGTGCCACCATCAACGAAGCCATTGCCCCGCCACAAAACCGACCCGCGATAGCCTGCACCGTCAAGAGCATCAGCCAGGTCGCTTTGTTTGAACCTATCGGCAACGATTGTTTCGACTGTCTGACCCTCAACGTTGGCAAGCACCTCCACGATCCATTCCTTCACCGGGACCGATCGCGCGCCGATTAGGTGCAACTCGCCTCGTTCGGCCATCTGGACATACCTTGCTCCCACACCGTCATTCATTCCCCGTGTCGCCAACGACGGTTCCGAGGGAAGCCACGAGAGACATTCGAGCCTGCCCGATGCAGGCCAGAAATAAGCAGCAGCCGACATGGAAGCCGCACCGCCAAGGTCCAACCCAACGATAACGGGACCCTCGCGAGGTGCTTGCTCGTCCGTCTCGCAGCGCGCCCAGACATCAGCATCCAGCAACAGTTCATGTCCGGCCGTCTCGACGCGCTGATTCAGGTGCAGGTTGCGGAAGCTAGCCAGGAACGGCCCACCACGCTGAATTGCTTGCCGTGCAGCACGAACCAGTTGCGCCTCGTCAATGATGCCGTCTTTGATGCCGGGATTTGCCGCACGGATCGCGCGAACGCTATCCGCCTTGCAGTCATCGGGCGCACGGTGTTCTTGTGCGTAACAACCTTCCGGTGGTTCGTCGAGCCATCGCGAGAAGGTGTTGTCATCGGAAGCTGCGCTCGTACTGATGATAAGCGCTCGTCCGCCGCGTTTCGCCAAGCTGGTGAGCAACGCCATTTCGAGCTCGTCACCCCGGCTCTCCATCCATGCCGCTCGTTCGTCGAGTATGGCCAGGGTTGCCGCTCCACCCAATACGGCCTTGCCTGTAGAAGGAAGACACTTCAGCCGGTGCGGGCCGTCTGGCCCATCCATCTCGATTTCCAACATCGGGGATTTGCGGATTGCAATCACACGCGCAAGCATCTCAGGGTTCGCTTCGATAAAGCTCCGAGCAAAGTTGAATGCCGTCTGCGTCTGTTCTCTGGTACGTGCCGCGATGACGACTTCCCGCTGCCGCTGAGGCTCCCAATCTCCAGCCAGGTGAGTGACCGCCAGTGCGGAACTAAGTGAGGTTTTTGCGTTTCCGCGTCCCACACTCAGCACGCCGATATTGATTCCATCGGCCAATGCGCCCCGGATGAACCGCCGTTGGAAATCCGCTAGCCGAAGCCGTTTCCCCGCAAGCGGCCCCTGGGGGACGATCAGCTTTTGAACTGCCCGGATTGCATCGTCAGCCGCGCTCACAAACACCCCCAAAGCGAAAATTGGAAAGGACCCCCCACGCCCCCCACGGAAAACGAAAACCCGGGCATTGGGACCAACTCGCGCCGCAGGCATGTCTCGAGAGGCCGCACGCGGGCGGAAGTGTTCGATTTGCCTTGAACCGCTTGCGGGAGCGTTGAGCGCTTGTGGCGCGCTCTTGACGGCGCGCCCGCGCTCGAACTCAGCACGAGGTTGGAAACGAGACGCACTGCCCTGGTATATAAGGTTGTCCCGATTTTGATGACGTCCGAGGGCCGAAAACGGTCCAAATCGTCATGATTTTGATGACGCCCTGTCCTCATTATGATGACGTCCTTTCGGGAACTGTCCTCATTTTGATGACGTTGCTGTCCTCATTTTGGTGACAGGGTTTTGCTTTCCCGTTCCGTCCTCGCGGGTTGTTTGCCATCGCCTTTGCAACGGGAAAATCGTGTCCAAGTCGCCACTCTCGGTACAGCTTGCGGCCGCCGTTCTGGCCACTGTGCGGAAGTGCCAATTCGGTCAGTTCATACGTCGGCGCCTTGGCCTCTCCATCGAGGCCAAGGCGAGCCGGCATGGTGACGACGATAAAGCCCTTTGCTTGGAGGTCATGGAATGCGCGCGCCGCAGTATCGTTGCCGCACCCCAAACACTGTGCCGCTTGCCGGACGCTCAGCCTGATCTTGCCGTTATTGTTGGCTTTCGAACCGCGCCATTCGAGCTTAAGCCACGGATAGAGCGCCTGTGCCGTCGATGACAGCGCGCGCCATGCAGGTTCTTCCATCGTCGAGCGGATCATCTGCGTGAAGTGTTCGGAGATGCGCTCGTTGCGCTTGTCGCGGCCCAT